TCATCGATACTCATAAAGTTGATTTCTGGACTCGTCAGCAACAAGTTATCATGAACATGCTGCTTGCAGGTAGGGCAGATTTCTGCAGACAGTTCGCCGCCAGCAGCTTCGGAACCAAACTTTTGCAGGCGAGCAGCATCCTCGTTGTTTCTGATATCTGAATTAACAATTTCTAAATCGGAGGTCAATCGGGATATTGCCTCACTACCACTTGCGAGCCGACTTGTGATGGAGCCCAAGTTCGATTCAATCGCACGGGCTGCCGCTTCAGTTTCAGAAAGTTCTTGGTTGAGTGCTTCAAAGTTATCCAGCACACGTGGCTTTAGCTGACGCAATGCTGCATACTCTGATTGCAACTGCTCTATCACATCAGAAATTGTTGCACCGCCAGTTACTGGTTCTATGCGTGAATAATCTGTTTCTGCTAAAACACGAGGACGCAAAGGAAGGTTTACAACCTCACAAGACTGGGCATAAGCGGTATTTTGCATTTTAGAAATTAGTTCTGCCCACTCGCGCTCAAGATGTATTTTAACGGTATTGAGACGGTCGCGTTCTTTTTCGTTTTTTAATGTATCAAGACCTAAAATGAATTCAACTACACGCTTCTTTGATTCTCGGATACCGAACACTGGCATACCGGACAGAATATCTGACCAACCATGCTTTTGCTCAATGAACATCGATGAGAAAATAACTTGCAAATAGAGCTTCCGCTCATTACCATCCGAAGTCCGAACTAACGGAAGTTTCAAATGGAGAAATTGTTCTAAAAATGTATGAAATCCCTTTTCTCCCGTTGCTGCATGTTGAATATTAACATAAAAATCGGAAGTCTGGGTCATAGGCTTACCAATCTCGTCAAAGGGTCCATAATAGACTGTAATTAATCGATCGTCTTTATTTTCAGTCTTTATATTTCGATAAACTGTGACCGTTTCGCCGCCGTTATTGATTTCAAGATATGCTCCTGATTCCGTGACACTCCATGACTGCCCTTCATCATCAATTGCGTTTTTAAAAACCGAGGTCAACACCTTACTTCCGATACCGCCGGAGCCGCCAATAATTTGCTCTAAGCCAAGGCAATAGTAAATGGCGGCAAGAATCGAACTCTTGCCGCAAGTATTTTCACGGCTTGCAACAAAGTTCAATCCACTTTGAAATGTTTCGTCGATGCCGTATATGCCATTTGCAGTGTTTATTTCTACTCTCAACCTGTTAATCCTCAGCATGTCTATCCCTCCACATCTCTACAAGCTCATTGACTTTACTTTCTGTAAGTTTTTTGGCGAGGGTATTCAGGTCGATTATCTCAGTTACCATAAGATCACCCACGAGTTTAATCTGTTCGGACAGTCGCCTACCACTGTCCGTCAATTTATATTTTCCAGACCTTTGTTGTTCAACAAAGCCATATGCAATGGCAAAGGCAAGGGCTCGGTTGACGGCTGGATCAAAGCGTACAATAGGAGTAACATCTATTCCATCAACAAACGCAATAAGTTTATTCATATTGCCGTGTGAGATTAGCGCAAAGGATATCATGTGTAACTTGATTAACGAGCAAACATCGCCCCAACCGCAAATGCGCATAATTAGGCAAAGCTGAGAAACCTTATAGCTAATACGATAGTTATAAGGTACAGCATCTGGTTTCGCATTAAATACGATATCGCTATGTAGCAAGGGATTATCTGCCATAATTACACACTCCTAAACTCCATCGAACAATCAGCAAGCCAACTTGCAATTAAATCCTGCTTTAACTCCCCAATGGAAGCCATTGTTAGCATCCGGGAAAAATCATGTTCAAGCTTCGACTGAAATTCATCAAGAATACCGTCAAAAACACTCTTATGCAATGTGCAATCTGTACTCATTAGGGTTTTAATAGAGACCTCTCTCTTGTAGCTCTGTTCAAGCTGATAAATACCCTCGTAAATCTCAGGGAAATCAACTCTCAGGTGATTCATAATTTCCAAGCCACTCATATAGTAACCGACATATATGTTAACAAGAGAATTTAATGCATGGTGTGAATCATCGTCAACATTCATTACAGCCTTGATTTTGCGGCGGATATTCTCAACTTTCTGAGAATCACAGTCCGTCCAGTCATCGGTGTGTTGGATAGCGAGATTAAGCTTCATATCAGTCAAGTTCGTTCTGATTATTCGGCTAATTTCCAATTTAAAATCATCGGCAATTTTAATGAAAATTCCAAACCTATCAGCAATATGCCTATACGCTGTTGGAGTTTTCTTTTTAGCATTCAAAACCTCCTCTTGCTTAGAGCAAGCGTGACTTATGATCCGAGCATCTCGATACTCGGGAATAACAAAGTGCCACTCACTAATGGGCGGAACGCCAAGTTCTTCAAGACGCTTTGCATTCTTCATAAGCTTATCAATATCTGCCGTAAGCTTGTCCCTTTGATGGTTATAAAGCTCATTGTCTGTATACTCACGTTCTGGGCAATAACACTGATGGACAACACCAGTCCGAGTAAAACCTTCGATTCCCGCATCTCCACCTTGAACCGCGGGGATAGCCGTATAATGGTCGCTTTGGTAGCGTATGCGGTAGCATTCAACGCACAGTTCTTCCCATGCGTTTCCGGTCATATATCCTTCAATAAAGTGCAAGATTTTACTCACCGCAGGTCCCCCTTAGCATTCTAATCGATATCGAGCTTGCGTAGTTAGGCACAGTAGTAAGTGCGCTTGCATCTACGAAAAACTCAAAAGCTTCTCCCGTATAGTGTATTTTGATAAGCTGGAAGAGGTCGTAGACATGGGTCACAACCACTTCTTTATGCATTAAAAATAGCTTATCGCCCTGATTTGGAAGATTTTGAATAAACACATTAAAATCCTCCTTTTCACCTTATCATAACTATTAAACCCGGACGCCGCGCCAAGAAGCACTAAAAACCTTTCTAACGATACCGTATCAGTAGGATTAGGTGAAATAGCTGCTTAGGCTCCCTGAATACCACCGGTAGGTATATCCACAATACGAAGACACTCATATCAAATTAAGAATCTTTTCAAGGTCGATTTTTTTCTCTCCCAGCAGCGTGGAAAAGGCATTTTTCTTTGGCGATAACATACATCACAAGGTGATTGCTGTTTGTTAGGTTCCCCAAAACCACAACTCCGGTCCCTAAATATCCTAATTATACCACATAGTTCGATAACTTTACAGACTAAGTTCCTGATATTCCCTCCGAACAAATTTCGGAGTCAGCGCCCCATCTGACAGGACTGCCGTAAAAATATAAGTGGATTAGTATCGTTGCCCCATCTCAAATCCACAGTCCTGCTCAAGGGCATCTTCCGTGGATATAATGTTGACATATTCTCCAATGATGCCCAGCGCTTTCTCATAACTACCGCTGGAAGTGATTCGCTCCCGCATTTCCTTTGCCTGCCCGCCAAAGCCGCTATCCTTCAGAGTCCGGGATGCTATGCCCATCAGATTGAAGATATTGCCGTCCTGCCCGATGAGGGTGCAATCAGGCTTTTCCTTGTGGGCGGGCGGCTCATCCATATTGACACCCAGCCGGTTAGGGAGGTAATCACTCAGCCAAGTGCCGCCGAAGCTGCTGTGCGATTGCAACCGCCACATGGCAAGCTTGCCAACATGCACATCCACATTTTCCATAGAAAACAGAAGATTGGTGCAGCCGTTATGCTCAAAGGCAAAAACCTCCTTGAATGTATCTCCATTTTGCAGGATGCTCTCCTGCGTCAGTATGTCATTGATGCCGGTTACCCATTCCGAAAGGTCACCGCCGCAGCCCTGGATAACAAGTCCCTCACGGTCTATCATAGTACGAAGTTCGTCTGTTGTAATCTGCTTCATATCGTTCCTCCATTTATTCCATCTGCTGACTTGGACCCGGCCTCAACCCACATTCCTGCTGTTGGTTAAACTCCATATGATGCCGGCCGGGGCAGCAGTGATTCAAAAAGGCCGCTACTTTTTCCGGTGCATTGTCGAAATCCACATGGATATCATTCTCGACAGAAACGGTGTACCAGTATTTATAAGGAATATACACGGTTGACAGATACTTGGATTGCTCTGGAGATGTATTTTTGCCACCTTGATCGATGACACCTTTCGGTGTTAAAAAGAAGGTCCCCCAATGCTCGCCGGAGGACTCCAAGTCAAGTGTAACGATACCGAGTCCGATATGCCCGGTATTATGTCCTCGTATGACAGCGGGAAATTCAATGAATTCATAGCTGCAGTCATCGAAGCAGTCAGTGCCGTATACCTCTACGCAGAGGTCATGCATCCGCTTCAGTATCCCCTTGGCATAGCTGTCATCCTCTGAATTGCAGGACTGATCCAGCTTTACGAAATCCACAGCCTGGAGCATAGTGATCAGGTGGTCTATATAGACCGCCTGCAGATTCTTTTTCTTCATTTTAGTTTACCTCTCATTCTACTTATTCCATCTTCATACCGCCTTGTTCGGTTTCCCAATCCGACAAATCGGGTTCTTTCGGTAGTGAGAGGACGGAAAAGCTGTCCTCTCCGGGGATGACACCAAAGGTTCGCCCATTATCAAAAATGCAGTGGAGTGTGCCAATGTCATCTACAAAGTCCACCGTACCCTCCGTGCCGGGATAGATAGGGGCATAAGGATCATCCATGCTCAGGAGCCGGATGCGGGTGCCGTCCGGATACTGCTCCTTGATTCGCTGTACAGTTCTATGGTCTAAAAACATCGTGGTTCCTCCTTATTAAACTATATGATTTGCTCAATTTCGACTCCATCTTTGAAGCAAATGAGCAGTTTTTCTGCGCTGAGTACCTTGACAGCGCTGACGAGCTGTCGCACCGCCACTTCATCAAAGTGGGTGATGCCGGTATCCACCGTTTCCAGTTCTGCGGCAATTTGCTCTGCACGGGCATCGGCCTGCTCCATATCCTGTTGTTTCTTTTCCAGATCACTTCGCTTTGCCACCAGTGCGGAGAACTCCATGTTGACTTTTTTCAGTTCCTCATCGTATTGGGTGGAGTCGACTCCTACGGCTGCGGCGAGCTGGAGCAGGTGGTATTGCTGTTCCCGCAGCTCCGTCAGCCTGCTCTCGATGGCCGCAATACTGGTTTCGCTGCCCTTTTCCGTGAGAGCGGACAAGATACTGTCTTTCAACAGTGATTTCATGGTCTTTTGACTGAACATCTCGTTCATAGCGCTGACCACTGCTGTGTGTATTCTGCTTTCTTCCAGTGTAGGGGCATCCTTGCAGAATTTCTTGCCATTCTCCAAGCGGTTGATGCACCGCCAGACAATTTTCTTTCCCTCCGGCCTGGTCCATGTGACCCTTCGGTAGGGGCTACCGCAATCTCCGCAAGATAAAAGCTCGGTCAGTACATATTTGCCACTGTATTTGGCAAGCTCAGTTTTAGCGGTGGAACTGACCTTTTTCAGACTGGAGCGCCGTGCCATTTCTTCCTGTACCCGCTGAAAGGTCAGCCGGTCGATAATGGCGGGATGGCTGTTTTCCACATAATATTGAGGTAGCTCACCGTTGTTCTTCTTGGTTTGGCGGGTGAAGATGTCAGCAATGTAGGTCTTTTGCAGAAGGGCATCCCCCATGTATTTTTCATTTTTGAGCATACCGCGGATAACACCGTCATTCCACTTGTCCTTACCGCGTACCGTTTTGATGCCGTCCGCTTCAAGGTCTGTGATGATTTTGGCCACGCTTTGCCCAATCAGATACCTTGAGAAAATCCTGCGGACGATTTCCGCTTCATCCGGGTCGATTTCGGGCAGATTGTCCTTGCCCCTGCGATAGCCTAAAAAGCCGGCATAGTGGAAGTAGACCTTACCATCCTTGAAGTTTTTGCGGTGCCGCAGCGGATGTTCCCACTCATGGACTCGCTCTCGGCTTGTGCCTGACTCATCATAAAGGTGAGGATCATTTCATTATCCATGTAGAGGGTGTTGACATTTTCCTTCTCAAAGAAAACTCCTACGCCCATCCGTTTAAGCTTGCGGACATAGTCAAGACCATCCAAGGTGTTCCGGCAGAACCGGGATACCGATTTGGTGATGACAAGGTCTACCTTGCCTTTTTCACAGGCTTTGATCATGCGCAGGAAATCCTTGCGCCTTTTGGTGGAGGTTGCGGTCTTGCCCTCGTCCGCAAACATATCCACCATGGTCCATTCAGGCTGGGCGGCGATTCTCTCGGTGTAGTATTCAATCTGCGCCTGATAGCTGTCGAGCTGTTCTTCGGAGTTGGTGGAAACACGGCAGTAGGGCGCTACCCGCAGACGCTGTTTGCGGATATCCTTTTGAGCATGTCTCGGATCGGCTGGAATAACCGTTACCTTTTTTACTGCGTTTGCGGGCATTCTGCATTCTCCTTTCCACCCGTTTCATGGGTTTGTCCGTTGATAAGCTGTAAGCGAAAGCCGTCGTTATCATCGATAAAATGAATTTTCTGTACTGCAATCCTGAAAATCTCGTTGCGGAGTTCTTCATCAATCGGCTGTCCACTGATTCTTTCCTTTATTCTCTGCATCTGGTAATAGGGCATATAATCGGGCAGTCCGCTGTATTTTTCGGCAGCACAAGCCAGTATCAGCATTTTGGAGTATTCTGTGCTTGGTCCAGTTTTGTTCATTTCCCGGACAACTTCATTCTGAATGCGCACCGCCTCCAACGTGGGTTCTTCCATATTTTGTGGGATGGGCCAATCGAAGAGGTTCGGGTTTTGTGCCAGCGAGTCCAGTCCTTTGGAGAGAGCTGCGCGGACATCCTCGTCCTCTATGTAGCGGCGGTTGGTGCAGACTTCATTTTCACAGTACCAGCGGGGCTTTCCCGCTGATTTGGTATCTCGGAGCATTCTACCGCCGCATACACAGCAGACCGCTTTTTCACGGATGGGCTTGATGTATTCCGGGCAGGGTGCGTAGGTGTTTTTTTCTTCCTTGATAAGCTGAACGTCCATAAAGGTTTCCAGCTTGATAATTTGTGGGTACTCCTTTTCTCCGAAGTAGCGTTCATTTTCAAGAATGCGCTTGACCATGTGCTTGTTCCACTTTTCGGTATGCTTGTGATAGCGGATGCCCCGAAGCATCATCGAATCTGCAATTTTGCTGTAGGCTATTCCCTCTAAGTAAAGCCTGAAAATCTCTTTGACTGCTGCCGATTCTGTCGGGCAGCACTGTATTTCTCCCTTTTTCATGGTGTACCCGAATGGGATGTTCCTCTGCCATGCCATATTACCGCACCGTCCTTTCCATGGTTTCTTTCAGTATGAGACCGTTATAAAGGCTGATGTTTATCTCTGTTTCCGACAGG